AAGAGAAGCGACATTGAGGTCTGTAAAGACATTATTCAAGATACAAATTCAATGCGTGAAGTGGTTCGTCACGCTACATCTGTACAAGGTGTCCGCATGGCTGAAATCTGGCTGAAGTATCACGAAGCACCTAGAAACTGGAAACCCCATGTAGTATGGATAAGCGGAGCGTCAGGAATAGGTAAAAGCAAACTTGCTTACGAAATGGCTGGAGAAGAAAATACCTACACCTGTATGAAAACTGGAAGATGGTTTGAAGGATATGATGCCCATGAGACCGTAATAATAGATGACATAAGAAAAGACTTCATGAAATTCGCTGAATTCCTACAATTAATAGATAGATACACATTTAGAGTAGAGTGCAAAGGAGGAAGCCGACAATTCCTAGCAAAAAAAATAATAATCACCTCAATATACCCCCCTGAAATGCTGTGGTCAACCAGAGAAGATATATATCAACTAACACGAAGAATAGATGAACAAATAACATTCCAAGGAGCAGAAAGAAAACCTAAAGACTATGACTTAATAAGTGATGATGAAACATTATAAGAAAATAATATATAACCTATAAATATACCTATGCCGTTCCCATCAAAATTCGGTAAATATGCTAAAAAAGGATTGAGAAAACGCTACATGTATAAAAACAAAAGAGGCAAATCTCGTGTCAAATTCAACAAGGTAGTTCGTGACCTAGCCTATATAAAAAGTAGTCTAAATACAGAACGCAAATTCGTACAAACAGAAATAAATACAACACCAACTAATGTATCCCCTAGTTTAATAGCCCTAGATGTCCCAGATACACAAGGAACTCTAATGAACCAAAGAGTAGGAGCAAAAGTACGCTTCACCCACATGTCTGGAAAATTCATAATAAATAAGAAAAACTTTGGAGACAACCAAAACAGTGTAACAATCAAAATGTACCTAATCTGGCTTAAAAATGGCGAAGACGCCAGTAACTTTGATGTATCCCGAATAATGAACCCCGATGTAGAGAATAATTTTAGCGTAAGTTCCTACTGGAATAAAAACGCTTATGGCTCTTGGTACGCAGTACACAAGTATTTCCGTACAATCAGGGATGTAGGAAACTTAAGTAACTTTGTCAACCCTGATATAAACACAGACGCAAATAATGACCTACTAGGAAGCCGTATCTCTGGAGAACTAAAAGTATACCACCAGTTTAACAAAAAGTGTAACATAGTCCAAACATACCCTAATCCGTATAACGACGACCCTACACATACACCTGATTTAGTCTTAAGACATAAACCATACCTGTTAATTCTAACTGATGCTAAAGGTGGCTCAACACCAAGCGGTATAGCCCCTCCAACTGGGTACAATGGAGACCTAGTCAATGTAAAAGCACAAATTCGTTTAACCTATGTAGACAACTAGAACCTGTAAGTAAGTAAGGGTTTCCAAAGGCAACGCCTTTGGTGGGTTATTGGGCGAAGCCCGATGTGTGCGAATTTCTTTCGCTCACACCCTCACCCCCAAAGGGGGTGGGCGAACGAAGTGAGCATTGTAGTCACAAGGAAGGAGGGGTATAGTATTACCCCCGACTTCCGTTCTAGAACCTCTGTTCCAACCTAGAACGAAACATGCTTAAGAATAAAATGTTCTACATGTATATATATGACGAAAGAAAACAAACACCGTTCCTATTGCTTAACAATCAACAACTGGAAAGATGAACATGTCCAAAACCTAAAGTGTGAAAAATATAAGTATATCATTATAGGCAATGAACATGCCCCAGAAACTAATACACCTCATTTACAAGTGTATATTCAGTACAAAAACCCTATCACATTTAACTCCCTTAAAAAACGATTTCCTACTGCCCATATTGAACCTAGTGGCGGTAATGCTGAACAAAATCAAAAATACTGTAGTAAAGAAGAAGTACTATATGAAGATGGTGACCTCCCTAAACAAGGTAAGAGAAGCGACATTGAGGTCTGTAAAGACATTATTCAAGATACAAATTCAATGCGTGAAGTGGTTCGTCACGCTACATCTGTACAAGGTGTCCGCATGGCTGAAATCTGGCTGAAGTATCACGAAG